CAATTCCTTCACGGCAACTTGGATGCCATGGAAAAAAGCCAGGAATGCGGGAATAGCTCAGTTGGTAGAGCGCAACCTTGCCAAGGTTGAGGTCGGGAGTTCGAGCCTCCTTTCCCGCTCCAATAAATCAGTAACTTGCGAAGTTTCACGACTGCGAAGTGATACGCAACTGGTACGCAGGTTGATCGGAATAAGCCCCCGGTCAACCTGTTTTTGCATCTGCGAAAAAAACTCATCTATGGCGCGAGCAGCGTCACTCATGTAATCCGGTGCATATTTGGCATACCTTTCGGTCGTGCCATAGCCTCGCGCCTTGTGTCCCATGAATCCGGCAAGCTCCCATCCCTGAACGCCTCTTTTCCGAAGCTCAGTCGCTACGGTATGCCGGATCGTGTACGGGACAACATCTTTGCCCAGACCAGCACGATCCCGCGCTTTGTTGAACGCGGTCTTGATGCTGCCGACTTTCTTGCCACGATATTCGACCATAAAGCCGGGACCCGCATTGCGAAGCCATGGCAGGATCGTTTCTGTCATTGGCAATACCGGCCGGAATTTTTTCGTCTGTTTGCGTCCTGCGACATTGAAGTCGATCAGGCGGGCATCGAAATCAAGCTGCGAGCGCGTGAGTTCCAGAATCGCTTCTGGTCTTGCTGCAGTGTTGAAGGCCAGCATCAGGTACATCAGCAGATGATCCGTTTCTGTGGCATTAAACAGCGCTGCACTTTCATCCATTGTCAGGATGCGATCACGCGTAGCATTTGAGGTCACGACTTCAATATGGGGTACAGAGCGAACCAGATGCTTTTTGTGCGCCCAATTCACAGCGGCTCTGCCGGTTGTTTGGATTCGCTGAATGTACCCGTCAGAGAATCCACGATCGTCCCTGAGAAAGCCCAGAAACGCCTCCTGACGATCTGAATCGAACAGGTCCGACAGCATTGCCCCAGCCCAAAATTCTGACCAGAGCCGCAGGTGTCCCCTTGCATTGTCTTTGGAGCGCGTGTTGATCGCGTGTTTCTGGTAATAACGGACGAATACCGTATCCAGCGGAACATCGTCAGGCTGTTCATCACGAATAGTTTCGTTTTCGACAACCCAGCGAGCCAGTTTTATTTCGGCTTCCCGAAAAGACTCTGTGCCGAGAGATGCGCGGCGTGTCTGTCGTGCTTTGGGGTCGAACCATGTTCGGTACCAGTTGGCTGAGCCTGATCGCTGCGATAGCCAGTAGTCTCCGATTTGTCCTTTGTGCTTTTGATTTCGCATTGCTTACCTCCGATGTACTCCAACAATTGATCGTGCCGGATACGAACTTTCCTGCCGATCTTGATCGACTTGAGTTCACCTGCACGGCGTAGCCGACGAACTGTGTCGATAGAACAATCCAAATACGCGGCGACTTCGCTTTCGTCGTATAGCCTTGGTAGTTCAGCTATCGTCGTTCGCATCGTCTAACCGCTCCATGTTCATTGGCGCTCGATACTGATCGCCACCCTCAATTGCATTCAAATTCTCCATTTCACGTACTTCGTTCGGGCTGAGGAAACCCCATTCGATTCCTTTGCTGTGTGCCTCGTAGCGTTCCTTTGTGGAACCACGAAGCAGGGCATCTGCGTTGTGTTTGATGTAGTGCGTCCTGCGTCCGTCAGTCGTGAGCAGAGATGCGTTCATGGCCTGTTCGATACGAACCAGCCACGGTCGAAGGGTGTGCATGACCAGCCAGCGACTTTGTTCAGTGATATTGCTGTAGGTCGCGTTTTCCAGCGCGGCCAGAAAGGGCGGTGGAATACGAAAAATGCGAGCAACGTCCTCGATACTCATGCGCATCGCTTCGACGAACTGTGCATCGGCTGGGCTGAGGCTGACCTGCTGCCATTCCAGACCGCCTTCAAGAACCACAAGCCGGCCCGTATTGTTGGCACCCCCGTAGGAATCACTGAACTGCTCGCTGAGCATTTTGAGTTTTGAGCGATCACGAACTGTGCCGGGTAGCTTTAGGATTCCAGCAGGGCGGATACCGCCGCGAAGCAGAGCCGCTTGCGCGGCTTGCTGGGCCAATCCAACGCCAATTGATTCGCGAGCAACAGCGATCGGGCTGCGGCCCATGATGCCATCGACCGAACGATGCTTGAGGTGCAACACTTCGTCTTGGGTAAGTGATTTCGATCCGCGATCCGTTTGGATGTCATATCGAAGTCGGCCAGTCGGCAGTTTGATAACGCCAACACGACCGGGCGGAATTGGGGTCAGTTCAGTTACCGCTCCGCGTCCGTCCAATGTCTTTTCAGTAACGCAATTGCCAGTAAGCAGAACACTCGCCACCATTCGCTCGCGCGCTTCGAATGCTGTTTCAGTTTGATTCGCTCGATAGTTCAAAACCGAATGCAACGGATGATTGCGATCAATCTTGTCACCATCATCGCCGCGTCGATAAACATGCAGCGGTAAGCTGGCGATTGTTTCACTCAGCAGTTGAATCGCAGAGTAGATCGCGGCCATGCCCTCAGCGCGCGCGCTGGTTACTGTTTGCCCGGAGTCCGTTCCCAGACCAAACCAACTTGCCAAATTCGGATCGCTGCTGAGCATTCGTTGCTCGGTAGGCCGTAAACGTTCAGCGATTCGTTGCATGAAATTCACTGTGCGAATCCTCGACTTTCCAATTCGACTTCGGCCAGCTGGATCGCGCAATTCATGATTTGCCTCAATTCCTGATCGCTCAGCGCGCCATCAAGCCGCAACAATTCCAGTTCGCAAACTGAGTGACCGCAAATAAACATCGCGATTCGATCGACTTCACTGGCGCGTTGCGCGATTGCTTGTTGTTCCTGAATCAGCATGTTTCCAAAAACCTCAGAGCAGCTGCGATGCGCACTTCGACTTGCTGCGGCATCGACCGTTTGGCGACCTCGGTATCGGGGTACGCGGGATCGGCTGTGATCGTAATTTCATGCAGTTCCACATCGAGCAATTGCCGATGCGGAATGCTGCCAGTCATATCCCATTCGTCTTTCAATGTTCGGAAAGCGAACGATGCACCTGCAACGTCGCCACGCTCGACAAGCACAGCTAAATCGTTTCCGGCAGTTGTCGCAGGTAAGTCCACGCCAAACCACAAGCCGCGTGAATCTTCTTTGAGTTCCAGCGTTCCTGATTCGACGCGGCCGAGCAAGCTGCGTCGATCGTGATCGAAAAGGGCGCTAATGTTTTCTGGTTTCGCGAGCGACCGCGCAAACGCCCCGCGCCTTATCGACTCTGTGAAGCCTCCAAGGTCACGGGAAGTTGCACCAAAAACTGCGGCATAGCCTTCAAGCCTTCCCGGTGAAGGTGAGCGCAGTTCGATCGCGTTGCGGATTTCCAGTTTCATTAACTAACGTCGATGCCAGTGATCGTGCAGAATTTCGCAGGGTTGCGAATCAGCACATCAACGCTCATGAATGCCCGCACTTGCACGTTGCCTTTAGAGTACGCGGTGCTTTCGTAAGGATTCACAAGCAGGTCGATTCCGCCATCACCCCACATGGCGACAATGATTGAACTGAAGTCGCCAAAGATTGCCGTGCTGTCGTCGCCACCACCGCCATCGGCAGGTAGGTTTGTGCTGATCTGTGCCTGATAGCCAGCCAACTGTGTCGGCGTTTCCATAAGGTAACCGGCACCCGCATCCCCCGACTCTTTCAAGGTGCTTCGGAGGAGTCGGACAACACCGGGATGCAATGCCCAACCCAGAGATCCGGAGAGACCATTGGCAATCGCCACGTTCTCAACCGCCGTTAAAATCTCTGGGTAGGTGGGAGTAGTCGTGGCTGCAAGCGTTGACACTCCAGTTGCTCCGATAATGCCCTGTGGTTCGGCACCTGCGCCGCTGCCGTTCAGTACACCTGCATCGACAGCTGCGCCGAGTTTCGCGGTGAAATCACTACGCACGAAATTCTCGACAGTCGGATCGGATTGCAGCATCAGATTGCGAGAAAACTCTGATAGTGCACCGACATGACGCGGAGTACCGGTTACTTGGTCAAAACTATGATCGGCTGCGGTGAGTGCGGCATTTTCCGCGACCCATGCGGATGCTGGAGCAGTTGTGTCTTGTCGTGGAATCGAAATGTCGCCGCGCAGTCCCGTGAGTGGCTGTGCGCCAAGAGCGAACACAATGCTTTGCGGATACAGCGCACTGATTGCCATGTCGCCACGATGATCCGTACCGACAAGAAATCCCGCATCGCCAGCCGTTGTGGCAACACGTTTTTCAACATTCAATGCTTCAAACGGTACGCGGATGCCTTTGGCTTTCTGGCCGCTGCGGTTCTCCAATTCCTGACTGACTTCACGCTCTCGACCGAAGTCGCCGGACATTCCCGGAATCTGTGAGCGGATAGCATTCAGTAGCGAATAGTTTCCCAGTTCGAAATCCGTTTTGCCGCTGATGGTTTCACCGGATGCACGACGCTCAGTATCTGCAATAAATTCTGCTCGCTGCAATTGTGCTTCGGTAGACTTAACTTTCGATTTCAAAGCATCAAAGCTTTCGATCTCTTTGTCCGAAAGATCGCGTTTTTCCTCGCCAGCCTTTTCAGTGATGGCGCGAAGGTCCGCGACGATATTGGTGCGCTGTTCGCGCAGTTCCTGAACATTCATGATTTACTTTCCTCTTTGCCAAAACGAAGTCGTAGAGCAGCGTCCATCGCTATCCACGCTCTTTCGATAATAAAATCCAAGTCGATTCTGATGCAGACTTCCATTTGCACATCAGGATCGCCGCTGTGTTCGTTGCCACGAATCGTGAAACTCTGCCAACCTTTCGCGACTGGGTAGAAACAGATGACTACCGGCACACCACGCGCCTTGATGCCGTGCGCATAATATTCTTGAACGCGACCGACAAGAGCCAAAGTAGCTTCCGGTCCGATTTCGCTGCTGACGCGATAAATAGATAGCCGCGACAAAAGCACCATCTGCATGACTTCCAATGCGCTGAAACTCGCAGTCCGTCCGGTGCCTACTCGATTCGTTACCGCTACTAGTTCGTCTTGAACGTATTTCTTGATTGTCACTGGCTTTACACCGGCAATCGCCGCAGCTTCATTCGTTGAGAACATGATGCCGATTTGCCAATGTGGAATCGTCAGGAACTGCGTCAGCGATTCCTCGACAGTCGGCGGAAACAAATCACCTGCTGTCATGACAGGTCGGCTTGCAACTTTCTGCCCTCGGTTCTTAGAGGCACGTTTCTTTTTGGCGGGCTTCTTTGCAGGTGATTTTCGTGTCTTTGCCATATTGAATACCCCGAAAAGATATACAGAATATCCTCTCTTTCGGAATCAATTGTCAACACTGGAAATCAGGAAACCCGTTTTCTGAAGCAATATCGGTCACTTTTCGTCGAATATCGACAACATTTGTGCCAAAATATCCAGTCGTGAAACTGCTGTCTTGCACGATTTGCGCCAAAACTACTGGGGATTTGGCAATAGAATCCATGGCATTGATTGGCGAGAGGCCGCTTTACCCCCGAAAGCAGCCGCTCAGATGATAGTATTTATTACTTACTGAGAGGCTGCTTTTGACCCGAAGCGGACATTGCTCCCATATTGGCCTAACCTGTCAATCAGGTATTTGATTGCAGGAGTTGCGAAATGGATTCAGCAAAACTGAATGATTGGATGCAGGTTG